GAACGTGGCTCATATTCTTCCATATCATGAATACGTTGCGAAAGTGCTTCCCCTGTTAAACCTTTCTGATACAATTCTCTATAAATTAGTAGTGTTTTGTCATCAGGGTCAACAACTCCCCATAAGCAACATGATTCGGAAGAGTAGCCATAGTCAATCGCTTTTACTCTTTCCCACCAAGCTGGTATTTCAAATGGTGGTACAACATGTAAACTAATATCAAATTCAGTAAAGGCTGCACCTTCTGCGACATCCCAGTTTCCTTCAAGTAGTTGCTTTCTTTGCGTTGCCGGTAAGGACATCAACATTTGTTCGTACTTACCGTCTTCAGCAAGGAAAGGGTTGTCNGATAATTTAGCTGGAATAAACTTTCTAGTTAAACCATCACCACCAACAAAAGTAGTATTGTGTTCAGCTTTTTCAACATAACGTTTTTTTACCCAGTTAGCACCTGTGCCTCCCGGGTTAGCTGTACATCGCAAATACGTTTCTATACTAGGGTCTGTTGTTCTTAAACGAGATGCTAAATAGTTCCAACCAAACTCGGTAGGTAAATGAGTAATCTCATCAAATCCTATCCAACTATAAGCTTGACCTTGATATCTATAAACATCTGATTCTTTTTCTAAGAATCCAAACTCTACTTTAGCTCCGCTTGGAAAATACCAAACTTTTTCTACTTCCTTGAACTTAGCTCCTTTGAAAGCTTGAGGATATATCTCTCGGGATTTATCTATCAGCTCTCGAAGCTCTGGCATTGTTCGTCTAAGAATTAAAGCTCTATGTGCTTTCTTATGACAATACCGCAGTGGGTCAATCAGCATAGCAAAACTTTTACCACCACCAGCTGCTCCTCCATAAAGGACATCCTTTTCAGGTGCAGCTAAAAAATCTGTTTGTGGTCCTTCATTAGGCATAAAAGCCACATGAGAACCTGTCTTATCTAAATGCTCTTGAACAATATCAGGTAGCTTACNAGCTTCTGATTCTGTNAGAACATTTTCAGTTAATATCTTNTTTTGTTCTGTTAAGGACTTCTCTGCCCTTGTTAATTTCTTTTTTAATTTNTGAACGTTAGCTTTTTTTGTTTTTAACTTTTTAGTTAATTTCTTTTGTAACGTTAAAGAGTCAGGTGTTTTATTACCTGCTCCTTGTGGTCTACCACCTTTTTTACGTGGAGTACCATCCTTCTTTATTATAAAGCTACCATCAGGATTTGTCAAGTAATTCTGAGGATTAACTTCCCAATCTTTCTTGTCTTGTGCCATAAAGTTTATCTATATGTTTCTTCAAACCCATTTTAGAAATTCTACGTTCTGTAGTTTCCTCGAGCCAATCAACAGCTACTCCTAAACTTATTTGTTCTTTAGCAACCATATCAGAAACTTCTTGTAAGTTTTTTAACTCAGATTCAATTGGTTTAAGATAACCTTTAATATCTGACAACTCATAACCAAAAGGGATAGTTGAAGTTTTTCTTCTAATATAACCGTCTGGTAACATCATCGCTTCTTGCCTTTATGTAAACCATGNNNNGCATGTTGTTTACCTTTAGCAGTTGCTGCTCTTTTCTTTTTATTTGCTGCGGCTAGTTTTCTACGACCAGNAGCAGTTGACTTTAATTTTTTTATTGTAGCTTTAGGTGCATAGACTTCTCCTGTTTCAGAAGACTTCTTACCACTAGGTGTAGTCCACTTTTGTTTGGACCAACGTTTTAAACTCTTTTGAGATTTTTTTAATGCCATTATTTATAACCACCGCCTTTGGCTTTGTATTCTTTTGCTAAAAGCTGGGCTTTTCGAGCAGACCATTGACCGGGTTTACCTCCCTTAGAACCAGCCTTTATCTTCTCGAANAGCCTCTTACGCATACCGGGCTGGGTATAATTACCAGCTTGGTTGACTCGAGACTTACTTTTTTTCTTTGCTGTCTTTTTTGGCATGTTTAAATATCCTATCAAATTCATCCCTATACTTATCAGTATACACTCCGGGTCTAGGCTTGGAACCTTTACCCGCCATAGTACCTGACTTCATAGTCAAGGGTCTATCGTTATCACCTAATTGAGGCATCTTACTTTTTAATTTTTGTTAGTACCCAGTCTTTAGCTTTTTGCACCACTTCTGGTTTTAAAGCTATAACTCCAAGAGCTACGACTACTACTAATACTATTACTAATTCCCACATATGTGTTCTCCTACCATTTAACTTTGTCAGCCCAATAAGCTGCTGACATTTTACCCNTTTTAATATTCTTGGCATGTCTAGCTTTAAAAGATTTTCTTTTAGCTTTCATACGAGCCGATTCACCGNGNTTGGGTTTACCTGCGGTCTTAGCTCCTTTCTGACCAAAACGAATTGTTTTTACTTTATTACCTTCCTTAGCTACCACAATATGTGACTTCTTAGGATGGTTTGGAGTTCGTTTAGGTTTATTGTAACCTGAAACTCCTGCTCGTGCTAGTCTAGAATCTTTCTTACTCATTAATGTATAACCTTTCTTTGTACTTCTTCCTCTAATAACAACTCATGAATCTCTCCTACTAAGATTAATTCATGTTCATAAGCAATCTTTTCTGCTTCTTCAAAAGACTCAGCCTTAATATAAGGACCTATAAATCTTTTATTTTCAACAATATTATCTACTTCAGTCAGGAATATCTTCATATTTAGTTGCTTCTACGATAATTTCTTTTTTATCAGGCATAATAAAGATACCATTACTAGCCTGATGATTAACATTTAAAGTATCAGTCTTAGCAATTCCAACTCTATCTAATAAAGTCTGAGCAGCTTGAAGTTTATTATTAGCTTGAGCTATAGGTTTATCTGATTCCATAACTTCAACTAACTTAAAAGCAGCACGAGGAGCATGTTGTACTAACACATCCTCAGCTAAATTAATAACTTCATCTTTNAAAGACTTTAATACTTGATGATAATTACCAGAATAACCAGCAACTTCAGCAGCAACCTTAGGATTACCATTGTGANCAACCAAAGCATCTAAAAACTTCTGTTGTTTTTCAGTTAACTGTCTATCCCTTTTTTCAGTCGGAAGAATACTCATGGTTTTATTATAGGGATAAATTTAATTATTGTCAAGAAAAAGCTTGACAAATGTAAATCTCAACTATATAATGAGGGTTACTGGTTGGGTCGGTTGAATACCTATAGCCCACCAGCGATTCTATGTCTTTATAGTCTATAAAGGTCCGATAAACTATCTCAAAATAAATACTACTTTAATATATTTAATAAACCTTATTGTCCCGGCTGGTTTACAGTACTTTTAGCTATTTATGTGCGACCATTACATATATATACACGGTGGGTGGGGTGGTCACCTGCATCCCCCTTAGCCATAGAGACCATATCAGAGACCAAGCCGATTTGAAAGTCTAACAAGTCTAGCTACTGGTTTATGAGTTACTAGAGATGTTATAGGCTTGTATGTTACTCAATAAACTCTTAGACTTTCAAATCGCCTGGTCTCCTAGCACATAAGCTTGTCTTTCTTCTGATAGTTTTCTTGTTCTCACCGAAAGTCAAAGACAGTCTGTTAGGTTTTTGATAGCATACACATATGGTGACCACTCCTCTGCGATATCTTTGAAGTTCTCATTTCAAATTTCCCTACCTTCAACACCCCTATCGTCAATGAATATGGTCCCACACAGTTCTCATAATTACACTCTCCTTTGTTTCATTAGAAGTCGTTGAACTTTACCATAACTCTCTAAAGAGTTATGAAGTTTGCTCTTTGTTCTAATAAACCAAAGGAGGTAATTATGGAACTATGTATAACTCATATTCATACAGCCGATAGTGCTGTTGAAGCTTACGGGAAATCTAATGCTCTTATGGCTTTGAAAAGCCTTAGAGATAATGTGGTCTTTATCAAATCCAACGACCATCAGTTTGAAATGGAACTTCAAAGATATCTTAAGGAGGTGGTGTAATGTCTAAGTATGCTATCAAAAATCCTAACGACCCTGCATCTGTTCCTCAAATCTCAGCCCTTGCGANGTAAGTTTTCTTGGGTAAATAAAGTTAAGGACTTTCGACTTGAGAAACAGATTTGGGCTTGTCTCATGTCTTTCGCTGACCCCAAGAAAACTAAGAAGAAAGACCTCTTTACTAAGGAGAAAGCTCACCTCTTGTTTTCGGAAGATATAAAGGTATTGCCAAAAATTTATAAAGATTCTATAAAGGCATACCTTAAATCTTCAGCGAAGCCCAAGAGCTAACCTTTACTCCTTGTAAAGAAAGCTTATACCCTCTGGAGAAATTCAGAGGGTTTTATTTATCCCGTAGCCAACCAAACCTATAAAACCCTCTGAATTTCTCTCAGGGGTTGTGCTATAAATAAACCTCTATGGCTTTTAATATTTGGTGACCAACCACCCCTAATTAACTTAATTATACTTCGTAGTTAATTAATAAGCTTATTATTAAATAGAATGTTCTACTAGGGCGAAGTATTGATGGCAATTTTAATTTAATCTTATAACTAATAAATAAATTATTAAAGGGGGAGGACAGGAGGCGAAGTATTGATGGCATTTATAGTAGCTTATTAATATCTTTTATACTCTGTAAGAGGGTAGCATATTTTTACTTATAAAGCTACAAATGTAACAAACATTTAATTAGATTATCTCTAATATAGACCTTGACTTCTCGGCAAAGCTGTCCGACAATGGTGGCAACTTGTCGAAA